ACCCCGGCCCCTGCTGCGGAGCCCACCCCGGCCCCTGCTGCGGAGCCCACCCCGGAGACCGTGGAGTCTCTGCGCGCTCAGCTAGCTGCCGCCGAGGCGGCTCTGCAGTCTGCGCAGCGTACTACCTGGGCTACTCGCGCCGCCGTGCGATATGGGCTACCCGAGGCTCTAGCTGATCGCCTGCAGGGAGACAGTGAGGCCGAGCTGATGGAGGATGCCGAAAAATTTAGTGACCTAATCAAAAATGGTGGCACCACTGGCATCACCCCCGCTAAGCCGGTAGAGTCTGAGCCACAGGCCCCTGTCGCCCCACCCACTCAGCGTCCGGCCAGCCCTGTCCGTGGGGCAGTCGCTACACCCGCTGTAGATGCCATCGCACTGGTACAGAAAAAGTTAGCAGCCTCTATCTAAGGAGTGTAACTGATGGCAAATACTATTTGGGAACCCCAGACAGCCTCTAAAGTTGTTTTAGAGGCCCTGCGCTTATCCTCCATCCTGCCTAGGACCGTCTGCCAGGACGTGGAGGAAGATTTCGTAGAGGGTAAGGGCGCGACTGTCAATGTGCGCGGGCCGGTGACCACCACTGCCCGCGTCTACGGTCAGGCGGAGCGCTCCACTGACGCCACCATCCAATATAGCGACCTGACTCAGCCCTACGTACCAGTTACCCTAGACAAGCAGGTGTACTCTGCAGTGAAGCTGCCCGACCTGTGGGCATCTACCAATCTAGACGATCTGGCGAGCAAGGTCTTTATTCCCCAGGCTCAGGCCGTTGTCGAACAAGTCGCCACGCCGCTGACTGATGAAATGCAAAAGACTAAGGCGGTCAAGTCTGACGGCAGCGCAGGGTTAGTTGATAAAACAAATACCTCTGCCCTCAAATTCGGAGCCAATCCCGACGACGCCATCGGCACTATTGTTAAGCTGCGTACTGTGCTGAACAAGCGCAAAGTGCCCCAGTCAAACCGAGTTTTAGCTGTCGGTAGCGATATCGCCGATATTATTCAGCGCATCCCCAACCTAAACAAGGTCAACGAAGCTGGCGACGGCGATGCGCTACACGAAGCGATCATCCTGCGCCTAAAAGGTTTCACCATCGTTGAGGCCCTGGACCTGCCAGACAAAATGGCCGTAGCATATGAGAAATATGCATACGCATCAGTAGTTAGGGCTCCCCGCATCCCCGAGGGTGCCCCCTACGGCGTCAATTTAATTCAGGATGGATACGGTCTACGTCACATCATGGGCTACGATCCATCTCGCCTCCGCGACCAGTCTGTCGTAGATGCTTTTTCGGCTGCCGCCACCCTCTCCGAGGATCGCGCAGTCGCTATCAGCCTCGCCTGAAGTCGCAACCAGAGAGACGCAGCCATGCAGCTAGTAGACGTACAGGCACTCGCGGACTACTGGGGTGACGCTATCACCACCCCGGAGGATATCCGCCGTGCCGAGCGCGTGCTACAAGCCGCATCTAACCTAGTGTTGGGGCATCTGGAACGGGTGGAACCGTGGCCTGATGGCCAGGTGCCACCCGTGGTGGAGGATGTCGTACTAGCCGCCGCCCTACGCAGCTACACCAACCCTGAGGGGTGGTCATATGAGTCAGTGGACGACTGGCGGGCCGGTGGCCGCACCGTCCCAGAAACCGGCATGTACCTGACGCCAACTGAAAAAAAGATTTTGGAGCCGTATCGCGCCCAAAAATTGCGCGGCCTGGGATTTTTGGGGACGTCAAAAGGTGACCCATGGACTCCCACGGCTACTGGCTCGGTAGCACCTGGCTGGCTGGTGTGGCCGTGAGACCTATGCCTCCGGCCCGCCGCCGCCGGGCACTACAGCTCATGATAGACCGGTGCGTCATCACGCGCGCTCAGCTACGGCGGGACGACTCTGGCCGTGAGGTGTGGGAGCGTGCCCCCGTGTATGAGGGCCGCTGCAAAATATCCTCATACGAAGCTTACGAGCAGTCGCCGGACTCAGGTAGGCATGAGTATACTGTGCAGCGGTATCGGCTAGACCTCCCACTAGATGGGACTGACCAGGTGAGTGTAGGGGACCTGGCCTATGTGGAGGGCTACCGCTACCCTCTGCGTATCGCCTCCCTTTTCGAGAAAACCCATCAGACGGCCCGGCGGCTGCTGGTGGATATGGTCACTGACTAGGAGTAATCGTGCAGCTAGATTTTGACACTAGTGAGCTCACGTCCCTAGCCGCCGACCTGGGGCAGGTGCCCGACCGGGTAGCCCAGCAGGTACCTGCAGTGGTATCCAGGGGTGCCCTGAACATTAAAAAGCAGCTCAAGCGAGAAATGGGAGCATCTCGTAGTTTCGGGTCTGTATCCCGCGCTATCAGCTATGACCTGTCTAGCTTTAGTGGTTTTGGTGGCGGCGAGTATAAGGCCGAGATCGGGCCAGAAAAAGGCTCACCCGGTTCGCTCGCCAATGTTGCGTATTTTGGCACCTCGCGTGGTGGCGGGACTGTGCCCACCCCTGACGGTGCTCTCGCCGCTGAGGGGCCGCGTTTTGAGGCGGCTCTAGAGAAAATTTTGGAGGATCTACTATGACCGACAGTGCAGCGACTGGCCGATACGAGGCCGACATACTGGCCGCCATGGATGCTATAGCGGCTGCGATCCAGAGTGCTGGCATCGATGTGTATCTGGGTGAGGTGGCCGCACCGACTCCCTCCTACCCATACGCGGTAGTGTGGGGACAACTCGCTATTCCCCAGGGCCTGGCTCTCAGCGGTGACCGTGTCGACGTGCGTACTACCGTGCGCGTGACGGTGGCCGACACCACTACCCGAAACGTGTTGCTAACCATGGCCCGCACGCGAGCGGCTATCGAGGGCCTAAAAATTGAGATCGAGGGCCGCTGCGTGCATCCACTGATGCTTGTGGAGACACAGCCTGTAACTGTGGACCAGCAGGTGACTGTGCCCCACAGTGACCGCCACCCGCTCTACGGAGTAGACGGGTACGCGCTCGTGACTACCCCAGCTAGAGAGTGCCACACTAGAGAGGATACGTGATGCTCGATTTTATCGACGTGCTAGAGGTGGCTACACACCAGAAACGTATTATCCCTCGCGCCTGGCTCGATATTCCCGAGGTGGCGGCCCTGTACACTACTGATGTGACTAATCCATCCCCGCCCGACTGCTGCGGCCAGGCCGCCGCCTCTGCTCTATCCGCCTCTACCCCTGACTAATCGAAAGGATTTACCGTGCCTAAGCGACTCGCTGACACCAATCTCGCACTAATTGCATTAACTACGCGCCCTGCCGACCCGGCCAACCCGACCGTGGCCGAGCTAGAGGCGGGTATCCGCTGTGAATGTGCTATCAATAAGTCTGACTATAAGCTAGGTCCGACCGGCTCCAGTACCATTAGCGAGCAGGAACTGTGCAAAGCCGGAGAGGCCAAAGACTGGGGACCAGCTGCGTTTGAAGGGGAATTGACCTGCTTTATCTACCACAACGCAGACGGCACCCGCAATGAACAGGAAAACAAAGTTTATAACTTGTTCAAGACTAAGGGCACGATTCTACACCTGTATCAGCGCGAGGGCAAACCCTATGCCGAACCGATCGCCGCTGGCGACGTAGTAGACCACTACGAGGTTTCTACTGACACTCCGCAGGCCCCGGACGATCGTTTCGCAGGCTACATCAAGCGGAAAATTCCGCTGGCTGTGCTGGATGCCCATCTAGACACTGTCGTCAAAGCCTGACCCTGCCGCCCATCGCATGGCCGCCCCATCCATATAAAATTTTTTAGGAGCCCATCATGTCTGACGCCTCCCTGGCTGACCCCACCCCTGTCGACGACGACGCTACCGCCGCCACCCCGGATGCCTCCCTGGCTGCCCCCGCCGATATTCGACCGCTAGACCCCACTGCTCCCCTGCCTCTGGTGTCAGAAAAATTTGACCTGGCCGCCTGGATCGCCGGTGTCCGCCCGGCCCGCCGCGCCACCACCGTCTACGCGCGTCCGGACCTCCTAGCCGACCTGGACCTACTAGCTGAGCGCTACGCACTCACCTCCCCCGCATCCCCCGACCGCCCTGCCCTTGAGCAGCAGATGCGCGACCTACGCGAGCAGGTAGAGGCATCCGGCCTGGATATCATCGTCGAGGCACGTAGCGAGGAACTGCGCCAGACCATGGCGCAGGCTCTCGAAAAAGACGGCCTGAAGGCCACTGATATTGACTACCAGCTGTCGATGATCGCCTCACAGATCATTCAGCCCGCCGGGCTAGACTCCGCCACCCTCAAAACTCTCTACGACATCAGTCCCGTGCAGGTAGCTAAAATCGCTCAGGCCGCCACCGCAGCAAACACTGAGGCTCCCCGCGTCGAACTCCCTTTTTAGCTGACGTCCTGGCCCTGCCTAAATGGCGGGGCATACGCGATGCCATAAAAACCGCCAAAGAATGGCGAGTCCCCCCCACAACCCTGATCGCGCACAATCCGCAGGGCCTGTGGGGGGAAACAGACCAGATGCTCGCTCTCGCATATGCCAGCTACCAGGCCAGCCTATGCCCCTGCGGCTGCGGCTACCCTCGCCACCAATCGTGGGACCCTGAGCGCGATGGCTGGTATGAGCCTGAGACCATCACATGCTATGCGCTCGCGGCTAGGCAGCAGTGGGAGGCCGAGCATAGTGAGCAAGAATTTGGCCGCCTGGTGGGTGTGGTGGACACGTATCCTGCTGATCCTGCGGCTAGGGTAGACTCAGCTCATAAAATTCATGGAGGGGTATAGTGGCTGACCGGTCAATTAAGGTAACTCTACGTGCGAATGTAAGCGATTTTAAATCGCAGATGGCACAGGCGGCGACGTCAGTCACTGGTGTGCAGCAGGCTGCGGCTAGGGCCGCTGCGGGTGCTAAAAAAACGCTGTCTGGGGTGGCCAGGCACGCGGAGGAACATTCTGCGGCCTGGTCGACAGTTGGCGCTGGCGTCGGCGTTTTTGGGGCTGCCCTGCTGGGTGTGGCCGGTAATGCTGCCCGTGTGGCTGCTGATTTTGATGCGTCAATGTCAATTGTGCAGGCTGATACTCATGCCTCCGCTGCGGAGATGGAAAAGCTTAGGGCCGCAGCTATCCAGGCTGGGGCCGACACTGTCTATAGCGCCACCGAAGCTGCCGCAGGTATCGATGAGCTGGCCAAGGCCGGCATGTCTACCGCAGATATTCTTTCGGGTGGTCTCTCTGGTGCTCTGAACCTGGCCGCCGCTGGTGGTATCGGCGTCGCCGAGTCGGCGGAGACCATGGCCACCGCCCTAGTACAATTCAAACTACAGGGTAAAGACGCCACGCACGTCGCCGATCTACTCGCCGCCGGTGCAGGTAAAGCCCAGGGTGGCGTGTCTGACATGGCGCAGGCCCTCAAGCAGGGCGGCCTGGTGGCCTCCCAGATGGGGCTCAGTATCGAGGAAACCACAGGGGCGCTCGCGGCGTTCGCTAGCGCTGGCCTGCTCGGCTCTGACGCCGGTACCTCCATGAAAACCATGCTCCAGCGGCTCATGAACCCCGCCACCAAGGCCAAAAATTTGATGGATGAGCTGGGACTGACCGTCTACAACAGCTCCGGCAAATTCGTTGGCATGGCCAATTTCGCTGGCCAGCTCCGCGACAAACTCGGCTCACTCTCCCTAGAGCAGCGTAACGCGGCCCTATCCACGATTTTCGGCTCCGACGCTATCCGCGCCGCCAGCGTCCTATATGACCAGGGAGCCGCAGGCATCCAGGGTTGGATTGACAAAGTTAACGATCAGGGATACGCGGCCACAACCGCCGCCGCCCGCATGGACAACCTCAAGGGCGACCTAGAGGGCCTATCCGGCTCATGGGAGACACTGATGATCAAAATGGGGTCATCAGCCCAAACCCCGCTGCGTGGCATCGTAAAATTCGCTGACCAGGTAGTCGACGCCCTCGGCAACATGTCCCCAGGCGCCCAAAGCGCTCTGCTTGGTTTTACAGCGCTCGCGGGCGGCATTTCGGTCGTAGGTGGCGGTCTACTGCTGCTGGCTCCGCGCGTGATAGCGGGTGGCCGTGCCCTGCAAGAGCTGGGAGTGATTTCCAGTGCGACGGCGGGGAAATTAAAAGGGTTTGGTGTCGGCGCTCTAAAGCTGGCGATCCCTGCGACGGTGATTGCGTCGCTTTATTCTGCTGGCTCTGCTATCTCTACCCTGGGGCGCACGGCTGAACAGACCATGAATGCTGTCCAAAAGATGGACAGTAATGGCATATCAAAACTTTTTAGTTTTGATCTGTCAAAGTATTCTGGTAAGGAGCTCGCCGCCGGGCTGAAACAGCTCGCCGCGCCGTCGGTGTGGGAATCTGTTAACCACAGTATTGAGTCCACAGCCAACGGCCTGGGTAAACTGCTGGGCCAAGATTGGCGCTCTGACGTACGCAAGATGCGTGACGATATTGCCCAGGTGGGCACGGCCCTGGCCCAGTTGTCGCCTGAGCAGGCTAGCCAAAAATTCCAGACGCTAGCCAGCTCTATGAATCTTAATCGTGCCCAGATGCACCAGCTACTGGCGCTCATGCCAGACTACAAAAATTCTTTGGTGCAGCTCGCCACGGCCAATGGACTCACCGCCGACAACACGACGCTGCTAGAAATGGCGCTGGGCCGCGTGCAGCTGTCTACCGGCGCAGCCGGGGCCGCCCTGGATCAGTCAAAAACAGCTATGGCTGGCACGGGTATGGCCGCCAAGGAGGCCGCTGAAAAAATCAAGGATCTAGTCGATGCCATGTCTGACCTGGCGGGCCTCACTCTAGACCTGCGCTCGGCTCAGCGCTCATACAATGAGGCAGTGTCCGAGGCTGCCGCAGCCGCCGCTAAAAACGGGGCTAATCTCGACATCGCTACCGCCGCTGGCCGCGCCAACCAGGCCGCCCTGGACGGTGTTGCAAAATCGGCCTGGCAGTTAGCAAAATCTATGCAGGCCGCCGGTGCGTCATCAGATGAGATCGCCGCTGCTATTGGCCGTGCTCGCGCAGATTTTATCTCTACCGCTGTGTCTATGGGTATGACTCAGGCTGAGGCTGAGGCGCTCGCAAACAGCCTGGGTCTGATCCCGTCTGAGGTGAAAACAAAAATCGACGCCGAGACGGCGTCGGCTCAGGCGAAAATCGCGCAGGTGAACCAGCAGGCAGGTAGCCTGGGGCCATACAAGATTTTTGTGGATATGCAGCCGCCGGACATGAATCCGCTGCAGACGTGGAGGCAGCAGGCATCATCGCCTGTGACTACCCCGGTGCAGGCGGATACTACCCCCGCCAATGCGTCGATGAGCTCATACAGGGCGCAGGCTCAGGCGCCCACTACTACGACTATGTATGCGGACAATTACCCGGCGGTGGGGTCCGTAAATTCATATCGTGCGCAGGCTCAGGCGCCCACTACTACGACTATGTATGCGGACAATTACCCGGCGGTGGGGTCCGTAAATTCATATCGTGCGCAGGCTCAGGCGCCGGCCACAACCACTCTCTACGCCAATACCGGCCCGGCTAGCGCGTCGATTGGGTCGGCAAAAGCAGAGGCCCGCACCGGCGTGACGGTGCCCGTCTATGCTGGTACGGGCGGGTTTATGAGCTCGATTTGGGGCGCTATCTCGGCGGTGACGGTCCCTGTCTATGCTGAGTGGCACGCCCCGATGAAACTGCCCGGGCACGCGACTGGTGGCGCTATCTATGGGCCGGGGACGGGCACTAGCGACTCGATCCTAGCCAGGCTCTCTACTGGTGAGCATGTGTGGACTGCACGCGAGGTGCAGCGGGTGGGTGGCCAGGCGGCTATGTACCGCCTGCGCGCCCTGGCTAGGGCCGGCCTGCTGACCCCTGGTTTTAGGGAGGGTGGATCGCCTGCCACCCCGGCCATGCAGGTGCCCGCCTACACCCCCACAGTCACCGGCGGCGGCCTGCCCGTCGTGAATGTATATGTGACCAGCGAAAACCCTTTGACTGGCCAGCAAATCACGGCGGTAGCTGAGGATGCTGCCCGCCGCGTAAATCGCCTCGCCTACGCCACTGCAGGTAGGAGAATCTAGTATGGTGCGCCCAAATTTGGTAGCCCGCATAGTCTCAGCCAGTGACACCCAGCCTGGCACTGTACATATCACCCTAGACACGACAGGTATCCCTACGGGCTCTAGAGTGACTATCGACGCTACCGCCGCTGGCCGCGCCTGGCCCGTGCGTGGCGGCGCTATCACCGTCACCCCTACCCGGCAGACATACTCGCTGTCCGACGCCCTCGCCCCGCTGAACACGCCGATCATCTACCGGTACACAGTTGAGGGCTCCTACCCCACCACGGCGCCGCCCGTCACCCGCGCCTGGCCCCACCCCAATCACATCCTGACGGACATCTACAATCGAACAAACGTTCAATTCAGGCTACTAGGCGACGACCCCCGCGACACAACCCCAGCCGTCACGGCACACACTATCCCTGGCCGCTACACCCCCGTAGCCGTGCTAGGAAAAAGCACACCCGCCTACACCGGCGAGCTAACTATCGCCACCACCCAACCCCACACCCAGAGGCTGCGGGACCTACTAAAAACCCCTGCCATACTCGTGCTACACCACAACCAAGCCGCCTGCAACATCCCCGGCTGCGACATAGAGCCAGTAAAACTCATCATCCCCACGTCTATAAAAGAAGCCCGAACCGCACACACCCGCGCCGCCACCAGACAATGGAGCATCTCCTACATCCTCGCTGGCCAGCCAGACCTACAGCGAGCCATCCCAGCCAGCACCTGGGGCGACCTCGCAAAGCGAAACCTCAGGTGGAAAACTATCCGCCTAATCGGCTGGACATGGGGAGAATTTTCACAGCAAATCTGGCAGGACCGATAAATGGACATCACACTAGACGCAAGCGTGACTGGCCCTGGAGGCGCTCGCGGTGTCGCCGAATCGGCGAGCCTGTGGGAAGGTATCGACAGGGCTGCGTACAGATATACGGCCCGTGTGGAGGCATGGTACGGCGCCCAGTATCTGGGTGAGGTGCCAGTCAAGACTGGGTCTGTGGCCTGGTCTACCTCTCAGCAGGTGCAGGGAAAAATTCAGTTAACTGTACCTCGGCTCTCGCGCACGGCGGCGGGTGACCTGGTGGACTGGCTGCCTGTCTCCCCATACGCGCCCCTGGCCTGCAATGGCCAGGAATTGAGGGTCTATGCGCGGGTGGAGTCTAGTGTGGCCTCAACGGCCAGTTTTGAGGTGCCGCTAGGCGTTTTTGTAATCACGTCCTATGACCCAGACGGGGCGGAGATATCTGTCACGGGCGCGTCGCTGCTCCAGAGGGTGGACGAGGATCGCCTGCTGCGTCCCCAGTCCCCTGTCAGCACGCTAGGTAAAGAGTTTAGGCGGCTGATGCACGCTCCGCGCGGCCTGGTCGTGTCTCCGTCTCTGGTGGATCGCGCGTGCCCATCAGATATGGCCTGGCAAGAATCGCGACTGGACGCCCTGTATGAGATCGCGTCTGCGTGGCCTGCCCGCCTGCGTGAGCAGCGTGACGGCACCCTGCATCTACTCCCGCCGCTACCAGTCAGCGGTATCACCCCTAAAATCACCTTGACAGATGGGGAAAACGGCACCGTCATAAGCGCTAAAACATCATCTGCGCGCGCCACCATATATAACAGGATCGTTGCGCGCACTAGTGACAGCAGTGACAAAGCTAAGGGCGCTTTTCAGGCTGTAGTGGACCAAGAGCACGGCCCATATAGTGTAAAAGGCCCGTTTGGCGTTAAAACAAAAATAGTTAACTCGCCGCTCATCACAAATAGCGAAACGGCAACAAACGTAGCTGTGGAAGAGCTGCGCAAAAATCTTTTTGACGCCCAAAAATATCCGGTGACGCTCCCCCCGGACCCCACTATCTGGATAGACGACCCCGTCCAGCTCACCTACAGCCCCTACCAGGGCTCCACCCCCGCCACTGTGCTAGGCTATGTGACGGCGGTAGAGTATCCCCTCACGCACGAAGGTAGTCAAGCTCTGGAGGTAAGTCCATATGCAGATCCTGGGCTCTCTGGCAGTCGCATCGACTGATCTATCCCTACGCGCGGGTGGAGACTATTCGGTCATCACGGTAGGGAAGGTTTTGGAGAGGGGGTACTCTACCGTCACCGTGTCCATTCTTGGCGGCGCACCAGTGCAGGTCCCCGCAGCCTCAGGCGACTGGAAAACCGTCCAGGCTGCGCACATTCTGGTAAACCCCCTCACGGGCCGCCCTGTATACGCGCTCGCCCCAGCCCCACAGACATACCCAGAAACGCTAGAGGCCCCCGCCGAGCTACCCGCCACCGCCACCTACCAGCAGGTGCTCATCACCCCAGACTGGGCCAGCACCTACAGCCAGCGCGGATGGAGTAGTGACGCAGCCTGCCCATGCATCTGGCAGGGAAAAAACGAGCTGCACCCAAACCGGTCCACCGGATACATAGACTATGGCCAAAAAATCCAGGCGCTAGGCCAAATCAACCTACAGGCCGCCACCCTACGCATCGCCTCACGTCACCCCACCCCCTGGACAATCAACCTACAGGCCGCCACCGCCACCCGCACCACCCCACCCGCACCCACCGGCACCCCTATCACCGCCACTATCCCACCCATAGGCACCGCACACATAGACATAACCCCGCTCACCCCCCACCTACTCAGCGGCCACAGCCTGGCCCTCACCGGCACCGACTATGGCGAAGCTAGCGCTCGCGGTGAGTCGCTAACGCTGCTGCTAGATTATGAGCTGACCTACTAACAAAAAAGGAGCTGCCATGGCTTTTCTACCTGATGTGCGCGGGCATAAGGTTGCGAACGATGATGAACCATCAAATTTAGATACCATTCGCATCCTGTCGCTGTCTATCCCATCGATTTTTAGTGCTGCTGATGCACAGCAGGCTCAGGAGCATGTGGCCGCCCTGCGTGCGAGTGGCGTGGAAATTAGTCCTGCGCGCCCTGTCTATATCTACCGCCGCGACTATGGCGGTATGACTGTGTATGACGGCGCGGCTATGAAAACGATGGTGGCACAGGCATACATAGCAAGCGTATTTCAAATAGACACACGCCGGAATATGCGGGCAACAGAGATTAGCGCCATCCAGACGGGGCGCATACTCACCCTGAATTTCAAGGTGAAGATTTTAGCCACAATCAACATGAAGCCTTGGGAAAAGTGGCCCTTAGCGACATATAACAACGACTTTTCGCCTATGACGCAGGTACGCGTATCGCTGCCATATCAGCCGTCGGTAGCTGTGGCCGCATCTGGTGGGGAAATTTACGCCGTATCCTCGCAAAATCTCTCGCTAGGTGTGGGTGAGTATGCTGTGGCCATGACCTGGGTGACCGCCAGGTCAAACTACTAGTAAAATGTCGGTATAGGTAATCGATTGATAGGAGATTAGATATGGATCAGGTACGCCCTGATGGCCAGGCTCAGGCGGCTGAGCTAATGGCGGCTATGACGCAGGCTCAGGCGGCTGAGCCTGCCGGAGAGGATCACTGACTATGGCGACGTCCGTAGACGATCCCCGCATCACGTCTGCCATCCACACTGCTATGGCGGCCATGAATAGCCGCATCGGCACTGTGGGCGGCAATTGGTGCTGGGACGCAATCGGCTTATCCAGTTTCCGGGGCTCTGCCTGGTGCGGAGCTTTCCAGGTGTGGGGTTTTAGGCAGGCCGGGATTGACCTCATGCGGGCAGCATGGTGGGTCTACATCCCGTATGTAGAAAATTTCGCCCGCCGTATCGGCGCCTGGGTGGATGAGCCCGGCTACGGCTATCAGGCTATTTATGGGTGGGGTGAAACCGGCGTAGCCGACCACATCGGCGCGTCGTGGCCTGACCCTGACTCGGATTTCTACCGCGCGATTGAGGGTAATACCTCGATTGGCGGGAGCCAGGATAACGGTAACGGCGTCTTGGTTAAGTACCGTAGCGAGGATGTAATTCGCGGCTGGGTAGATATGAGGATCGTCCTAGCCTGGATGATCGACAACGGCAAGTGGTCCCCCGGGACCGCCATCTCGGGCACTAGCGCTGCCCCTGCCCCGGCGGTGGCGTCCGTGTCGGCTCTTACGGGCCGCACCACGTCCACGGACGGCCAGAAGGAGCTGACGGTCGACGGCCAGCCCGGCCCGGCCACTATCGCCCGCCTGCAGCAGGTGATGGGGACGGTGATCGACGGTTCCCTGGATGAGGATGGCTCCCCCGCTATCGAGGCCCTACAGCGAGCCCTGAACGCTACGGTACCGGCTGCGTCTCTGCATACGCTGACTGGGGCTCCGTCTCTGGTGGTGGATGGTGTGGCTGGTCCCGCGACCTGGCGGGCTTTCCAGTACTGGTCTGCGATCCATGCTGCCGACGCGCTAAAGATGATTGCTGGCTTTGATTCTATTTCTGACCCTACTCACTGGGCCGCCTGGGTAGACGGGGTCGACGGCCCCAACACTTGGCGTATGATGCAGCATTGTCTGAACAAGTCTTGGGCTGGGTCTGGCAAGCTGCTCGCACGCTAACCCCCATCGCCTCCCATCGCGTGGCGCTCCCCAATTTTTCCCTACTGTAGGAGCGTCTCCCCAATGTCTGTGTATGCAACTAAAAATTTTTGGCTTGGTGCCACTGAGCGAGCCGTAAAAACTTTTGCTCAGGCTCTGCTGGCTGGCCTGGTGGTGGGTCAGACCCTGGCCGCTACCGACTGGGCTACCCTGGTCTCTGTCGCCGCTGTGGCCGCGCTCGCGTCTGTGCTGACGTCCCTGGCTGACCCGCAGGCCGCTGATGTAGCCACCACCCCGGCCCGCTACATCACCCCGGCCTCCACCGTAGAGCCCACCCCGGAGGCCCCCGCGCATGAGGCATGAGACTGACACCCCCCGCTCGCGTCGCTGTGGCGTCTGTCTGGCCATTCTCGCTCTGATCTCTCTGGGCTCCCTGATGATTCTCGCCAGCCTCCCCCCAGCTGACGCCTCCCCCACGGCTCATCCCCTGGCTGACCCCCAGGTACTAGAGCCGTGGGCAAAAATCTTGGCCACACTACTGGCCATCGTCACCGGCCTCTACGGCCTCCTACATCGGTACGTGATCCGGCCAGCCCTAGACACGCTGCACGAAGTGAAAACCCAGACCAGCAACGACCATGCCACTAATTTAAGGGACGATATTGACGCTACCCGCGCCGACCTGTCCCGCGCCACGCAGACCCTAGAGGCCACTACCATGGCGCTAGCTGAACTGTCTGCGCAGGTGACCGATAATCGTGACGGCCAGGTGCGGGAGCACAAAGAGACCCTGGCCGCTATTGCCGCGACGGCTGAGGAATCGCGGCAGGCAGATCAGGAACAGCGCGAGATGCTGGGCCGTGAGGTAGGAGAAATTCGCCGTGCCGCTGACCGTGAGCACGGTGCGATGGACACGCGCATCACCGATCTAGCTCGGGCTACTGACCGTCTCGCCACGGATGTGGCCGCTATCCGTGTGGATATCGCTAAAAACACTAAAACATCTGAAGAGTGAGATAAAGTGACTGAAAATTATGTGCCCGCCCCTGCGTCTCCCGCCGTTCCGCCTGCCCCCGTGACGGGCGCGCAGCCCATGGACCCCGGCTCTCTACCCACCCCACCATATAGCCGACTGTATGGCCGCGTAGTGCGGCCCGATGTCACCCCGAGCGGCGATCCGCACTCGCCCCGTGGGACAATCACTTTTCGGCCTGTCCCGCCGCGCGTCACCTACCAGGACGCTAGCGGCCAGCCCCGTCTAGTCGCCTCCCAGACCGTCTGCCAGATCGATGCCGAGGGCTACCTAGTATCTGATGGCCGCCGCTGGGTAGATCTGGTAGCCCCCGGCACGGGGGTGGTGCCCTCCGGTACCTGGCTCTACCGGGTAGAGATCATCGCAGACCAGCGACTCTCTATCTACACGATCACGCTCGCTCAGGGCCAGGCCATCGACCTAGCCCACTCAATCGCAGCCGCCACCGTGGTAGACCCGCCTACCGCCGCAGCCTCCGCGATTGCTGCCGCCCAGTCTGCCGCAGCCTCGGCCCGGTCAGCCTCAGCCGCAGCCGAGGCCGCCCGCGTATCGTCAGACGCAGCCGTACGCGCCCTGGCCGGTACTGCCCCCACCCCCTCCGGTGGCGGCACCACCCCCACCCCATCCCCTGACGCCGCTACCCGCCAAGACCTAGACGCCCTACGGGCACGTGTAGAGCAGATCGCCTCCCAGGCCCCCAGTGGCCCAGACCTCGCCCTCACCACCCGCGTCACCACCGTCGAGACTAGCATGGAGTCTCTGCTCGCCACCATCAGCCAGGCAGCACAAACCGCATCCACAACCGAGGCTGCGCTCGCGGCTGTGCGTGAGAGTGTGGCAAAAAATCAGCGGTCTATTAGTGCCCTCACTACCCGCGTGGATGCTCTCCCCTCCGGTGGCGGCTCTACCCCGGCTCCGGATGCGCATACCCGCCAAGATTTGGAGGCGCTACGGGCAAAAATTAATGCTCTGGAGGGCGCGGCCACTAGTGGAGGCACCCCCGCTCAGCGAGTGGACATGTCCACCACGCACACGTATACCCTGGCTGAGGGTGTACCGATGCAGGTGGTGCTCGTGACTAAAAGCGCGGCTGGCATGGCTACCCTGGAGCATCCGGCGGGTGTTACCTGGCCGCTGGGTGTCCCGTCACTGACTAGTGAGGTGGGTCAGCAGGTACACCTGATTTTTATCCGCGTGGCCGCCGGGTGGCTGGGGTATGCGGCGGGTGACCTGGATGATATCGATCAGGTGCTAGCCTCTCTGCCGCCTATGCGCGCAGTGCTGCCAAAATTTATGGATAATGGGTGGGCTGAGACTGGCTGGTTGGCCATCTGTAATACTGTCTCCGACTCTGACGGCGTGCGCGCAATCAGGGTTACTCGGAATGTGCAAAAAAAGCTCCCCGATAATAAGCGAGGAAATTCTGAGTGGTGGAATTTCCTGCAGGACGTGTCACCCGAGCAGGCGGCGAAAACCAAGTCCGGCGACCTACTTTTAATTGGCACTAACCAGCTTGCTTTAAATAAACCTTTTGTAGTTAGTGGGACAATTGGTGCCGATGAGTTGCGCACTAATTTCGGTATTTATGCTGTTCCCTATAATGAAACGCTGGCTGCTATTAGTGTATACCCTGATGGTACGTACGTTTTTACGGCCAACGGCGCAGGAATTGTAAACTCTACGGTTAAAGCTACTAGTGGCGATTCGTTGAGACTAAAATTTGATGGTACTAAATGCTCTGCATACCTAATGCCTGCGGGCCAAAAAACCTGGTCTATGCTAGGCACTCTAGCCGTTAAATCATTTTCACACGCTGAGACTAGCGTACAGCCTCGCATCAATAGCCGCAGCGATTTCACTGTGTCTAACTGGATGGTAGCCGGAGAGACTGCATGAGCGGGTATGAGACGCTGGTGGGTATCCTGACCGCCCATGCCGCACTAAATCAAGCACCTAAGCGTAAAGATTTTAACGAATCATACTTTATCGCGGTGGATGGGAATTCCCTTTATGCCAGGTGGATTGCGCCCGCAATTAATGAGGTATCAAAATTCGGCGCGCTAGTTAAAGGTTCTGGCGCTAATTCAGGAAATGTTTCTATCCCGGGCCAGACCTGGGCGGATATGATTAAAAACGCCACCGACATTGACGGCCTGTATGTGCCTGGCAAAAAGAATATTCTCGTTATTGGGGAAACAACTAATAGCATTTATAACGAAGGCGCTAGTGTAGAAAAAACCGTTTCTGACGCTAAAGCTTATATTGCTGCGCGGCGGGCTGCCCATAAATGGGAAAAAATTATTTTGTGTGGCACTATTCCGCGCGCCGATAAATCTAGCCAGGCTGAAAACCGGTCGCTAAACCAAAGGCTGCTAGAGGTAGATGCTCGCCTGCGATCTGACACTAGTCTCTATGACGTGTGGGTAGACTACCGGGCATATGCTCCCCAGTGGTACACCCTCGCCGCCGATGGGGCGACCGCCCCATTTATGGCCCCAGGCGCCTGCAATGTGCTGGGCGGCAAGATCGACATGATCCACCCTATAGGTGCTGCCCGCGATGCCTACGCCGATGCTATCGCCGACGGCCTACGGCGGTCGCTAGAAAACTAAATTTGCGCCCCGTGCGTAGGGGTGTATATACTGAGGGTGCGCCATGCGATGGGCGGTAACCCGCTAAGCCCCGGCAAGTTTTCTCCAAGCTCTTGCCGGGGCCTAGTGTTTTATCAGGGCAACTCGACTCCCTGTAGTGACCCACTACACACAAAAATGTGTGTCAAAACTACTTGCACCCCATATCGGTGGGGTGTATAGTTTTAGTCATCGGGAGGAAAAAAGATTTCTTCCAGCCTCACTGAAGGAGACATCGAAAATGGAGCCCATCGAACCCGCATCCTACATGTCGCTACCCCAGCTATGCAGCCAGCTAGGCATCTCGCCAGATTTGGCTAGCAACCCAGTCATGGTCCAGGTAGCACGCCAACTTTTCGGCCCCTGTGCCGAAATCACCGACGGTCAGCGCGCCATCGCTCGCGGCTGGGATGCGAACCGCGTCGAGGCTGTCCGACAGGCCCTCGCAGCCCACCCGCTACCCTCCAGGCGAGACCTCGACTGCCTATCCATCACCGCCGCCGCTGAGCGCGCCAACCTCGCCCGCGAAGAGCTGGGGGACCTCATGTACCAGGGTCTAGCTCCGCAGCCAGACGTCACCATCACCAACCACACGGGCCGCCGAGGCCCCACCCACACGCGAGGCTGGCTCCCCGAGACCATCGACACCTGGGCTGCTGCCCGCACCCAGGCCGAGCTCAACTGACCAAAAACAAAACCCGGGGCGGGTCACCCCGTCCCGGGCTCACAGATAGGAGAAAAAATTGGTTACACACCACTGGTCCCCAATCGCGCTGCGCTCGCGGCGTGAGGCGCTGGGGCTCACCCGCCAGATGATGGCTAGCTACATCGGTGTCGGCGCTGCCGCTATCCGGGGCTGGGAGCGTGGGGATAGCGAGCCGCGCGACCCCCAGGAAATCATGGACGTCGTGGCGACCCTGGAGGAAACGGCGGCGGCGCACCAATTCGACCTCATGACTGAGGTAGACCCGACTCTCGCACCTGGGGAGTCTGACCGCGCCCTGCTGTACACCTGGCGCAGCCAGGCCGACTACGCCACCTGGTACCCACAGCTAGCGCAGCGCGTACCGGTGGCTACGCACCGCGCCCTGACTGGGCAGGTAGCCGCAGCCCTGACTATGCAGGGTGTGGAGGTAGAGGTGATCGACCCCGGCCCCCGCCCGAACCGGCAGCCCGCGCCGGGCTTTAAATTTCTGATGCCGCCGCCTGTCAGGCTCCCCGCCTGGTCTAGCGAGAGGGGCGAGCAGTGAGCATTCCTTCCTACTGGTCGCTTACCCAGGTAGCCGCCTACCTGGAGGCCCGCCGCGACATCCTAGCCCGTCACCTGCACGAGCTCCCCACCCCTAAAATTCAGGTCGTCTCAGCGCGAGGCGGTGTGCTGCTGGGCTGGGAGGCATCCACTATTGCCTACTACAAGCAGCACGTACAGACATGGGAGGAGGATGAGCCCCGCCCGGAGCCCATCACCTACCTGTCTCGCGCAGCCGCCGCCCAGCGGCTGGGTCTCGCCCGAGACACGCTGAAAATATATTGCAAGCGGGGCGTGGGTCCCGTGCCTGATATCTATGTCGTCACCTTGCCGCTGACGCCGGGTATGCCTGAGCGCCGCACCTACGGCTGGCTACCCGAGACAGTAGACGCCTGGCAGGCCGCCCGCCCTGGCAGGGGGTACCGCCGCGACATCCACGACCCCGACTACAAGAAAGCGGCCAAGGCCGCAAAGGAAGGGTAACAAAATGGAGCCTATCGGATTCTTCACCTCCCGCGCCGACCTGCCCGCCGACGCGCTAGCCATCTCGGCCACCACTCACCTGGACGCAGCTAACATCATCTCGGCGCTAATTTGCATGCACAGCGGGGAGTACATCGCCCCCTCTGAGCTGCAGCACATCGTCCCAGACGTGTTCATCCTGTATGACCCCATCCCTGGCACCCCCGTGGACCCCGAACTCACCCCTGGCCACCTGTACTGCTACCGCAACAAGGAAGGGCTCGAACACTTGTTCGATACCCTCATTTGGTACGACAGCTTCGACCTGGGTGGGCTCGACTGATCAAAAACAAAAACCGGGGGTGGGCTCGCCCCACCCCCGCTTGTAGATAGGAGAAAAAATTGGGTTATGAAGAAAAGCTAAAAAAATCTCTCAGCGCCCTGCCCCCAGATGAGCGGCTAGCACTAGTGCAGCAGTGGGGTAATTTAGCTGTCGCCCTATGCCGCGCCAAAAAAATGAATAGCTTCGAAATGAAACTCATGGGCATATCCCCTAATCCCATCGATGCCAAGGTTTTTTTGTGCGTGACTGTCGCGCAGCAGGTAGAGGAAATCGTCCGGATGCGCTCGTGGTGTGCGGTGCTCATGCCTGATGTGGAAAAAATTTTGCAGCACAGTCTGGACGGCGTGCATCCGCACGTGACAGAGTCTGTATCGGTCTGGGATGTGCCAGAATTTTCTCACGTGGACGACTGGGACCCTGGCTGGCTGGCAGCTAGCGGCCTGGATGAGGCTGCCTACCAGATACGCCACCTGCTCTACGGTGAACGCTGCACAGATGGGTGTGCCTGCGAGATGGTCTCAGAGAGGTACCTGTCTCCCCGCTCCCTGTGCGAGCTGATCATCACTATGTACCGTCGCTACGAGCCTCCCATGGGTGCGCGCCCCCATGCGGCCATGACCCCCGGCTACCTGTACTGCATGATGGATCGCAGCGAGGCTGTCCGCCTGGTGGAGGCCGCTAGCCTCGCCGATACCCGCCGCCGCGCCGGGCTGGCCATGGATGACAGGTACCGCGAGCGCAGTGTGTGCTACATGGGCATGGTGAGTGAGGAACTGCCGGACCGGGCTCTGTATGGGCGGCGATCATGCGCCCCGTTCCAATAAAGTGGCACACTACACACAAAAATATGTGCCAAAACTACTTGCACCCCATATCGGTGGGGTGTATAGTTTTAGTCATCGGGAGGAAAAAAAGGTACCCCCAACCTCACTGAAGGAGACAATCAAACTGGCAACCAAGTCCAACTTCCGCCCCACCGCAGCCCGCCCCGCTCGTAAGCCCGCCAAGAAGTTCACCGCCTTCCACCACAGCAGCGAGCTCGCCCCCAAGGTTCTGAGGGTTCAGGCTGTCGTAGAGCTTCGTACTGGCCGTGTCGAGGTGTCTGACCTGTCGGATCAGTACTGGATTGCGCGCGCCCTGGTGCAGCTAGTGGCACGGCATGTCCCCGCCGCTATCACCGTAGAGCAGGCCCTGCCCCTGATCCACGATGTGTTCAGCGTCTACGAGCCCGCACAGGGACGCGAGGATGACGAGACCGACCGTGGCCTCTACGCTGGCCGCCTCTACTGCCGCCTGACCATGCGGGAGCTGGTAGACCTGGTGATGACCGCCGTACTGGACGCACGGCTGCTCTACCCCCGCCCCCTGTACGGCTGCCCGATGTAGCCACGTCGGCTACCCCGTCGCTCTAGCCAAAACCAAATAAACGGGGGTGGGTTGCCCCACCCCCCACCCCAAAGGAACCACATGCCCGTGCTCACCGTCGCGTCCGACACCATGGACGTGCGCGACTACATCCGCCGCCTACACCGCACCTACAACCAGGGCGCCCCGCCCCTACACCCCACGCACGTGCACCTCGCTGAAAAAGAATTTTTTACCGCCCCCACGCCCGCCCACCCTACCGTGAGGCTCATCGGCTCTGAGGGCTACATGCTCACGGCGCTCGCGGTGCGTGCCTGGCTCCCCGCGAACTGGATCCGTGATAGTGAGTGGCCTGGTCTGCAGTGTGAGCCGGTCGCATCCGTGCTTGACACCTGCCCTGACTAGACACCTATAATCAAAACCAGCCGCCCCACATGGGGCGGCGCGAGAAAAGTTTGGAGAAAAAATGCTTCACCGCCGCCCATTCGCCCCCACCCCTGACGCCTACCGCGCGTCAGGCTCTGACCTGATCGCCGCGATTATCACTACAATGATGTTCTGGGCTGAGTCCGTGGGCTGTGCTGCCCTGGCTGTCTGCTGGGTGATGATGGACTCGCCCGCCCCTATCCCCCACTGGATCACCTGGTGCGTGGCCGCCGTGCTGGCCCTCCTATCTATGGGTTTTGCCTGGCTCGGCGCCAGGCCGTTCGGGCTGCGGCCAGTGATAGTCCGCTCCCCCGGGCGCGTAGGTATCGCCTACGAGCTCCCCCTCACCCGTCAGGAAATCATCGCGCGGGCTGCGGCGAGCCGCCCCGACACCCTCGCCGAGCTAGAGGCATACCTGGATGCGAAAATCAATGACTGACACCCCCGCCGACCTGCAGGCCGCAGGCTGGGACCTGGTAGCCACCGTCACTAGCGCGCTGCTGTGCTACTCCCTGGCCGACGCGCTCGGCGCCCTGGCCATCGTCTGCCAGATGATGGACTCGCCCACCACTATCCCCTGGTGGAGCTACCTGATGCTGACTATCGCGCTGAGCATCCAGTCACTGAGCCTGGCCTGGATAAGCACCCGCCACCCAGACCGCGTAGACATCACCTACGAAATCTCCTAGCCCACCCATCGCCACCCATCGCCACCCATCGCCACCCATCGCCCACTATCACAGCATTGGAGATACCCGTCATGCTCCCCTACACCCCCGTACCCGCCGAAAAATTCGACACCCCCGCAGACCTGCAGGCCGCCGCCGTCAGCCGCGTCAGTGAGCTACTAGCCGTACGGTACGTAACCCAAACTGCCCTGCCCCCTGCCTCACGCACCGCACACCACTGGCGACGCGGCCTCACCACCCCCCAGGCCCTCACCACAGCCCTGGCCAAAAAAACCTACACCGCCATCGACCAGATGTACGCCACCTACCGGGCCGAAAATCGCCCAGCATACTACTGGCTCTCCCGCTACAGCCTAAAAGGCACAACCCTCTCACGCGTCAACGGCGCCCCACACTGGGCGCACCTCGACGGCGACATCGACCAGCCCATCCTCTGGGCCAGCCGACACATGGCCATCGCGGCCCTGCAGCGCTACATGGCGTGCATCCTCTGGGACGGAATCGCCCGCACCGCCCTCACTCGCCACGGCCTCGCCCCCATCCTCCTAGAAACTATCACCGACGCCCCAGACCTAGACAACAGCGCCGGCGTCCCTACCCCAGTCATCACCACCATGGCCGCCACAGCCCGCGACCTACTCGACCACATCGAGCACGGACGCATCACACCACCAAAAAACCAGGTCCTACAACAAACCGCTAACCGCACCGCAGCCCTACGGCTAGCCCTACCACCACTACACGCCTACCAGGGCGCAGACCCTATCACCGCAATCGCCGTAAACCCCATCGACCCACCCACCCACCCCCCAT